GCGATACCCAGGTCGAATTCCGTGCCGGGTGAAGTGGTAAGCGAGGAGATGTAGATACGGGCGTCTTGAAGCGCCAACGAGGGGTTGATGTTGTGGATGTAGAACCCTCGGTACTCGACATCCCCTGCGAGTAGCTCAGTGCCCAACACGTCATCGAAAAGGTTCTGGGGCGTCGCATCAGTGATAACCGTGGCACTCATTGCCCCGCCGAGCGAAAGGTTCGGGCCGATGTTTGACGCACCACCGGAGAGCTTCCATTTGAGATCGCTACCAAGAAGAGCAGTAGGTCTCAGGGCGATGGTGTAGCCAACGGCCCCCATGTTTGTGGAGTAGGTCACGGCCAGCGTTCCCGTGGCCCCAGCCGTCGCCTTGGAGCCGAGCAGCGCAGTGAACGAGCCAAAACCGTCACCAGCGAGAGCGACGATCTGCGTGTAGCCGCTTGGGGCAGACGAGACGGTTACCGTTCCGCCGTTGTTGTCCAGCTTGAACAGCACGATGCCGCATCCATCAACAGTTGTCGTCACCGAGGGGTGGGTGTAAATCGTTGACGAGTTGTTGGCCGTCCATGTGCCCTTCGCATCGGTGTTGACCGGGGCAGCCCCATCACAGCCCGTGAACGCGAGGATGTCGATTTGATGGGGGCACGACGTGGAGAACGTGACGGTGGGCGCTGATTCAGAGGCGCCCGCAACCCTGTAGAAGACGGCAAGCCGCTCCGCAGTACCGAAGCCACCAAGCGCAGTAGGACTGGAGGGCAACTGTGTCCAGCCTGACGGGGTGTTCACGTTCGCTGAGGAGCCGGTCACGCTCGCGCTCATCAGCATGAAATCGCCCGCAACGAGTCCCGCCGGGAGCACTGCTACCGACGACGCCGTGTTCTCTGCCTTGTGGCCGTTGGCGCGGAACGTAACTGCCATCGGATTACAGTGCCCTCGTTCTCAGCACTCCTGTCGCGGGCCACTCGATGCGGAAGAGGCCGTTCTCCGAGCTGCGATCGGTGACGAAGTCGATGTAGCCGAGCACTGGCCCTGCGGCGGCGAAGATCACGGCGCCCCTGGCGACGATCGTACTGTTCACCCACTGCACCGGGTCACCCATCAGTCGTGTCTCGTTGGACGGCAGGTCGAGCGTGACGCTGCGGTTGGCGATCTGAACGCCGCCCGCCGTATAGCCGACGCCTGTCGCCTCGCTCGCCGAGACGTCCGCCCAGCTCTCGGGCAGGTCCTGATCGAAGGTGAACCCGCTGCCCATCAGGGCGACGTTCATCTGGCTGGGCACCCAGCCGATCTCGGCCTCAACCAGATTCTTGCCGCCCTTGGTGAACCACTTGGTCTCGACTGTTGCCACGGGCCTCCTCCTCCTTCCTGCGGTACTCGTCGAGCCGCTCCATCTCCTCGCCGAGGTCGGGGCCGCGATGCACGTAGCCCTCGCCGCCGAACTCGCGGGCGAAGAACTCGGCCTGGTGTGTGCGCATCGGGTAGCCGCACAGCGAGCAGCGCTCGGGCCAGGCGTGCTCCTGAGGCTCCAGGCAGTTGGCGCATTTGCGGCCAAGACGGAAGCGCTCGATCTGCTCGGGACTCCAGGTGATCTCGGCCTCGCCGAGCACGCGCCCGTCGGGGAGCCAGAGCGCCTGGTTGACCTGATCGATCCTGATCGGGGCCTCCCACCGGCGCCAGCGCTCAGCCAACGAGCGTCTCCTCCGGGTCGAGGATCCGCTCATGCACAGCAAGGCCGTCGCCCTTGAACGCGATGGCCTCCTGCAGCAGGTCGACGACCTCGGGACGGTCGAGGTTCTCGCGCTCGTAGACGAGCACCTCGCCGAAGTCGAAGCCGTCCTCCTCGATCTTGCGGATGAGCTGCTTGGCGTTGCCCTTGTAGTGGTCGTAGGTCGGCCAGGGCGGCAAGGCCCTGATCTCCTCGACCAGGAACAGGTCCTCGGGGAGCCGGTTGACCTCCTTGAGCAGCTCCTCCTCGACCAGCTCGCGCTCCTCGTCCGACCAGCCGTGCTCGATCTGGGCGAGACGGGTGTCGTAGCCGGAAATGCGGGCGTCCGGCTCGACGATCGTGACCTTGTCCTGCTCCTGGGCGAAGCCGTTGAAGCTGAAGCGCTGGCGGGCCTGCGCCCGCTCGTCGGCGTTCGCAACCGCGACGTCGAACTGGGCGACCAGTGCCCGCTGGACCTCTTTGCTCTGCCCGGTCGCGTAGTACTCGGTGATGGGGCGCCGGACGTTGAGGATGTATCTGGCGTACTTGCTGACGAAGCGCATGTGCCTCCTTCGGAAAGCGGGGGGGCCGGGCGTCGGGCGGCCCCCCCGCGCTTGCTTCCTACGGAGGCGCCGTGACGCCGATGAGCAGGCCGTGCGACTGCGGCTGCGCGATCTCGTACGTCGCCTCTGTCAGGTACTCGGCGTTGTACGAGTCCTTGCCGTTCGGCTGCCTGTTGGTCAACAGCTTGGTGTCGGCCTCCTGCAACGGCCGACGCCTGATGTAGTCCATGTCGACGAGGAAGGCGTAGCCGCCGTAGCCCTTGTTGGCGACGGGGAACTCCGACCATTCCTTCTTGACGACGACCGGCACCCGATAGCCGTACGCGCCCGAGATGAACGCATCGACATGGACGCCGTGGACGTTCTGAGGCTCGGGCTGCCACTGGGAACCCATGCCTGCACGGTTCCACTGGGCCATGCAGAGCACGACCGTCGGGGCTGCGAACAGCACCTTGTTCTGGGAGCCGTAGGCCATCACGTTCATCAGGAAGGTGTCGAAGAACGTCGGGGTCAGCGGGCCGTTTGAGTCGACCTTGGTGCCCCAGATGAACTCGACCATCCCGCCTGCGGTGCCGCGCGGGTTGTTCTCCGGCGGTGCCTGTGCGGTGAAGGAGCGGGCGCCGAAGAAGCCGATCGACTCCCACTTGCGCTTGTGCTCGCGGGCCTTGCGGACGGCCTCCTTCTGAGGCTCCTTGCCGCCGTACTTGTTGATGTTGGTGTCGGTGCGGGTGAAGCCCCAGGTCGTGCGCGTGATCTGGGTGTAGTTGAACCCGAGCACGCGGGCGAGGTAGCGAGGCGTCGGGAAGTCGGAGCCTTGCGGCTGCGCGTCACCCGTGACCAACCACACGTCGCTCGCGTTGACGGCGGCGGCTGCGATCGAGCCGACGCCACGAGCGATCGTGACCACATCGGTTGCGACCGACACGACCCGCACCATCTCGCCGGAGCGCATGTTGCGGAGCATGTCGTTGCCCATCACGATCTTGCCCTGCCCTGCGGTCAGCGTGATCGAGGCGTCACCGACGAGCTGGGCGGCGGTGGAGGTGACAATCCGAGGGAAGTCGTCCTCCTCCAACCAGTTCGCCTTCTCGGAGGGGACCACCTCGGTCTCCTGACGCGAGGTGAAGGTTGTGAACTGGGACTCGTCCGGCCGGAGCTTCTTGATCCGCTCGGACATGTCCTGAACGCGCTCGCCCGAGAACGAGGTCGCGGCGCTGGGGCCGACCTGCTGCTCGGTCGAGACATTGCCCTGTACAAGGGTGCCAGCCATGCGGCTGTCCTCCTCTGCAAACGAAGTGACTTGTTGTCGCTTCGGCTGCGGGGTGTCTCCAGGAAGAGGCCCGGTGGCCTAGCTGTTTGCTGCGAACTCGGTGTCCAGGGCTTCCAATGTGAGGCCCGGCAGGATCTCGACCTGACGGGATGTCTCCTTGGGGCTGCTGGTCGAGTTGGCTCCTGACGTTACAGCAGCTTGCGCCTTGGCGCTAGCCGACTCCTTGCGGACGCGCTTCCTGATCTCCTGCTTCTGCTCCTGCACGCTGGCAGAGCTGGCCTGCGCGATCTCAAAGATGTTCATCAGGGCACGCATCGCAACGTCGACGTTGTTGGAGCGTGACTCCTGCACGAGATGGTGGCCTGCGCCGAGGTTCTCAAACACGCGCACCATCTGGGACTCCCACTCGCGGAAGCCGGGCACGTTCGTCTTCAATGCGTCGACGATGTCCTCGGTGCGGGCCTCGACGGGGGCCTGCTGCACCTGGCTGCGTCGCCCCTCCTCCTGGTCGACCGCCATCCCGGCGCGGGCGGCCTCGTAGGGGGACTCGCGCCCCCAGTAGGAGCAGACGGCACGGGCGAGGTCGAACTCGCCCGCCTGGATCGCCTGGTCGACGTAGGCGCCGGGAGCGCCGGAGTTGGCTGCCGCCTCGGCCCACTCGTGCTGGTCCTGGGAGAGCGGGATCGCACCGCCGAGCATGCGGCCACGCTGCACCTGCTCCTGCAGCTCGCCGAGCTGCGCGCGTACATGGCCTAGGTCTGTGCCCTGACGGTCGAAGGCCCGTCGCAGGTGAGCTGCGGCCTGGAGCGCTTTGAGGGGGTCGCCGCCGTACTGGGAGAGGAAGGCGCGCACGTCGGGGTCGTCGGTGTCGAACTGCGCGACAACGAGAGCATCCTCTTCATCCCCGTCTTCAACCCCGTCCTCCTCCCCCTCTTCCTCGTCGTCGTCTTCAGGCTCTTCCTCCGTCTCCTCCTGGGAGTGGTCGTCCTCTTCGTCCTCGCCCTCGATCTCCTCAGGCTCGTCCGGCTCCTCGTCGACGAGCTGGGGCTGGGGCTGGATCGCATCCGAGGGCATGGACTCGGCCTCCCACGCCTCGTCGTCCAGGAGCCAGTCGGTCGCGTTCTCACTCACTGGCGGCAGCCTCCTTCTGTTGGTCGTTGAACGCACGGGTGGGGATCGCGAGCGCCGCCCGCAGGCCGGTGATGCGGCCACGGTGGAACGCCTGTTCCTCGGGGCTGATCCCCGTGCCCATCGCCTGTGCCATCACGACGCGCTTGATCTCGTCGATGTCCTCCTCGACGACGGCACAGAGCACGTCCCAGTCGGGCAGCTCGGCGATCGTCGCCAGATGGGAGCGGCGCAGCAGCAGCGCCCGGCGCTCGTCCATCGAGATCACACGCCTAGGCATTGGCGGTACCTCCGCTCATCGAGAGCATCCGCTGCATCGCCGCCTCCGGCGAGAGCGAGTTGGCGTTCGACGGCGAGGTGGGTCCAGCCGAGAGCTGGGCGTTGGTGATCCCGTTGGTCGGCGGGGGAGGTCCGAGCGGCTGCTGCTGCTGTTGACCCGGCTGCGGGGGCGGCTGCGCAATTGCCGGGCCTGCCTGCTTGGGCAGGAAGAAGCGCTCCTTGTCGATCACGTTGAAGGCGTCGAGGGTCTTCTCCATGAACGCCTTCAGATTCAGCGGGGCGCCGGACTGGGCGAAGATCGGCTGGGCCTGCGCGGCGATCTGCATCAGCGCCTGGGCCTCGGCGCGGCGCTCCTGACGGTTCAGCGAGTCGCTGGTCACGTCGATCGTGACGTCGTAGTCGCCCTGAATCTCGACGGGTGTCACGGTGCGGTAGCGCTGAGCACCGGGACCACCGAGGATCCTGACCACACGCTCCTCGCGCAGGAACTGCTGGTACAGGAGCAGGAAGTGCTTGCCCAGGGTGGCGTAACTCCACAAATAGTGCTGCTTCCTCGCCTGAATCAGACGCTGCGCAATCGTGGTGATGATCGAGACGCCCGTCGCCGTCTGCTGGTCGACATTCTGGGAGTCGATTCCGCTGTTCATCGGCAGCCCGCCCATGATGTTCTGGAGGTCGCCTTTCAGCAGCGCTTCCGCCTGCAGGGTGATGTTCGCTGCGGTCGGATCGATCGGCAGGGTCGCAACCTGGCCGGGGTCCTCGACGAACCAGCGCTCACCGGGGGCGAAGATGAAGCTCTCGGGGTCGTCGACATCGGGGCGGATCAGGGTGATGACGTTGGCGAGCATCCTCACAACGTCCAACCGCTGATTCTGGAGCGTCCACAACATCTCCTGGAGCTGGGCGAGCGCTTCGACGACCGACAATCCGGGGATCTGGAATGCGTCCGGCATTCCGCTGCAGACGATGAACGGGATGCGCCCCATCCAGAGCGGATTCGGGCGGTCCTTGAGCACGACCGCACGATTGCCGACGGTGATCACACGTTCGGGGGTCCAGTACTCCAGCACCTCGATCAGGTTCTTGGTGCGGTCGACGTTTCTGAGCCGCATCTCGCGCGAGTCGCCCGCAGTGGACGTGCCGGAGTTCTCGCCACGCTTGAGCTTGTCGACGTCGGTGTAGTCGTAGTAGCCGTCGCCCTGCATGCGCTTCAGTGAGGCGTAGGTCTCCCAGGTGCGGTGGACGAGGAACTCGGCCTTCTCGATGGTGGGTGCCTGAGAGGGCCAGAAGAAGTCCCTGACGTCCACGACCTCGCAGCAGGCGTCGTCGACGATCATCGTCTCCTCCTGCTCGGTCTCCTGGTAGACGGTCACCGAGTCGTACTGCTGCCCGAAGGCGTCGACGATCGCGAGCGAGTGCGCCGCCAGCTTGGACACGTCGCGCTCCTCGGTACGCCAGTAGCTCTTGAGCACGCTGATCCCGGCGACCATGTCCTGCTGCATGAACGAGCGCTGCCGCTGGGCGAACTGGTCGCGATCCAGGGCGTACGAGAGCGTGTCCGAGATCGCCTCGACCGCACGCATGCGCTCGACGATCGCGTCCAGAGGCTCGTCGGGCCTGGGCCTCGGCTGCACGTCGAAGCGCGGGGACGGCTCCAGCATTGTGGCGAGCATCCCCTCGCAGGTCTGGAGCACATACGGGGGCGTGACCTGGCTGCGCCAGTCCTCGGCCGGGTCGGAGCCGGTCGAGTTGTTCTCGACGATGCCCCGGTAGGACATGTAGCGCTTCTCGACCTTGCGGACGAAGTCGTCGTGGTAGTCGCGCTCGCAGCGCTCGACCGCCCTCACGACGAGATCGAGAGCACCCGCGTTCTCGTCGCCGGTATAGAGGTCGTCGTTGCGGGCCACTAGCCCCCGAGTCCCGGCATCGGCGAGGGTGCCCCGGCGAGCGTGCGCACGAGGCTCTTGCCGCCGCCCTGCTGAGCGTCGGTCTGGTTGGCCCCCTTGAGCTGCATCACGATCTGAAGCGCACGCGCGGCCTGCGCCCTGTCGGGCGCGTCGTGGTCGAGCTGCATGAATGCGTTGAGCGCATGCTCGGCCACGTCCAGGGCCTGCATCGAGTTGTCGTAGGTCTCGTCCCCGCCCGTGTCGCCCGGAGCTTCGGGGGGCGGACCGGCGTCGGGCGGCGGCGGGCCTGGCGGCCCTCCACCACCGAGCACATCCATCAGGCTCATGCGATCCTCCTGTTCTTCTCCCATGCGTAGAGGCCCGCCATCCGCCGACGCTTGCGGGTTGTCGGGCGGTAGCGGCGCTCGTGAGTGCCGTACAGGCGGTACATCTCAAGCGCGACCCCGAAGGCCATCACGCGGTCGTCGTTGGAGCCGTCCTGCGCTCTCGGTGAGGGCAGGGTCTTCTGCCGGACGAACGTCCTGCACTCCATGATCAGGGTGCGGGGCAGCTTCGGGATCGTGCGCTCGCGGATCGCCTGCTCGATCTGGTTGATCACCTGCGGGCGCGTCTTCTGGTTCATCGGGAAGCCGTAGTTCGCCAGCATGTGCGAGTCCGGCCGGTCACCGATCGTGTGCCGGTAGAGCTTCGGGTAGTGGGGCCTGCCCTTTCTCCCGTCTCTCAGGGAGATGATCACCGGCTCGCCGAAGCCGCCACCCATCTCGATCGCGATGCGGGCGGTGTTGTACCAGCGGCCCAGGTAGTGGAGCTGCTCGGCGTACTCGTCCGCGTCGATCTTGGCGTGGAACTCGGCGGCCAGGCTCATCGAGGAGAGGTCGATGACGTAGGCGCACGAGTAGTCGAGGCCCCGGCCGGTGGCGACGTCCGCCCCGATCGCGTAGTCGTGCTCGGGCCTGGGCTTGTCGTAGACGCGGATCCAGCCGAACTCGGTGTAGTGGGTCTTGGCCTTGGCGCCCGTCTCGTTGACGACGAAGCGCATCCGCTTCTCCTCGGGCAGCCAGGAGTGCTCCGAGTACCAGGCCAGCGCCTCCAGGTCGAACCAGCACTCCCCCGTGTTGATGAAGGCGTCCTCGGGGTTGCGGGGAAACTGCTCGGCACGGTCGGCGCTCGGAAGCGCCCGCGCGTGGGTCTGATACCAGTCCTCGTCCCGGTCGGGATGCAGGTCCCAGGCGAGGAAGCGCCCGTTGATCCCGTAGGTCTCCCGATTCGTCCAGAGATGATGGAAGAAGTTCCCCTCTCCGGTGAGGGGATTTGAGATCCCGTTGGCGGTCGAGATCACCACAAGCTGGCCGCCGTTGTCGGCTGTCGGAAACAGCGCCTTCCAGGACTCCTGGGCGTATTCATGCCTCGCGTATTCATCCAGGAGAACGATCGTGGCGGTCTCCCCGTGACCGGCACGACGAGTCGAGGGGAGACCGACCACGCTTGAGATCCGGCCGTCCTTGAAGGCCAGCTCGATCAGGGTGGTGGGCCTCGCCCCCCGTGTCGGCTTCTGAATCTCGGACTCAAACTTGAGATGGTCGGGCAGGCTCCCGTACATGTCGAACAGCCGATTGACGACCTTGATTGCCTCGTCCTCATTAATGCTGACAATCAGCGCCCTAGTGCCCGGCATCGTGAGCAATTTCCAGAGCGCATATCCACTCGCAAGCCAGGTGATCCCGATCTGGCGGGCCTTCAAAACCATCGAGAGCGGATGCGCCATCCATTCGTCGAGCCCCTTGCGCTGCCAGTACCAGCCCGCCTCGGGATCGTTGAGGGTGAACGAGAAGTGCTCACCGGTCTTGGGGTCGACGCAGGCAACGAAGTCGAGCAGCCCGGCCGGGTGCTTGAGCGCAGACTCGCGCTCGGCGGTCTTCTTGGTGAACGAGACCCCAAAGGAGACGATCTTCTCCGGGGGGATGGTCGGGTTGCGAACGATCCACTCGTCGATCTTCTCGGGGGGGGTCTCGGGGTTCTCGGCCTTGAGCCGGGCAACCAGCTCGGGATCTACGGCTTGCAGCTCCAGGGTGACCAGTTCCTCCCGGCGTCGACGAAGTAGCGGTAGGCGGCACGCGCCTGCGTCCACGCATCGGCCCCGTGGCCGTAGCGAGCGCGGGCCGCGCTGCCCATCTGAAAGATCCCGAGGTACTGGCCGTTCCTGGCCCAGGTGAAGTAGCGGGACTCGCACCAGGCGACACGCAAAGCCTGGGAGCAGTAAGGGCCGAAGACTTGGCAGATCGCCGCGCGTGTTGCAGCCGTGGAGTCGGCGGCGGCGGTCTTGGGGACTGCGAGGAGGAGGGACACGGACACGGTGACGGTGGCGAGCACCTTCAACGGCCTGCTCCTTTGTCGCTTACGCTACACCGCGTCTATGACCAGACACGGGAAAATGCTCGTCAGCCCCACTCAGGAGGCGATGGCGGCGCTGATCTCGGAAGCGCTCGCCAAGGACGGTGTGACGCAAGCCGAGCTTGCCCGCCAATCGGGCGTCAGCGAGAAGCACGTCAGCACCGTGCTCAGCGGCCAGGCCGGTGCGCAGATCGGCCTCTTGGACTACTGGGCGTGGCTGCTCGGGCTGCGCTTCGACGTGAAGCTGGTGAAACGATGAGCCCTACGGAGTCGAATCCCAGAAAACGGTCGAAGAGGACGGAGACGGAAACTCTTGCCGCGCTCCGTCAGGCGATCTGGGAGGCGAGTCAATACCTGTCGCTGGTTGATCTCCACCAGTTCGTTCAGCAGGTACTCCACGAGATCGAGGAGGACGAGCCGTGAGCGGCCTAACGGATGGTAATCCCAGTAAACGGCGTCAGACAGACGCCCGCGCCCTCTTGGCGCGCTCGTAGCGGCGCCACTCCTGCTCGCGTCTGCGCTCGATCTCGCGCCAGGGAAGCTCCCACGAGTCGTTGTTGGTGTCGAGACCG